ACACATCAATTCCATGATCTACTTGAGGGAGCGGACTTTTATAAGCCAACCTTTTTCTCCTTTTGAAGTGTTATAAGTTAAAACTGTTTCTAATTCAAAGTCCTTGTTTTTCTTTGTAGTCATTTATCGCTGCCTTGATTGCATCTTCTGCAAGAACCGAACAATGGATCTTGACAGGTGGAAGTGAAAGTTCTTCCACAATTTCTGTATTTGACAACTCCATTGCTTTATCAATAGTTCTACCTTTAACCCACTCAGAAGCAAGGGAACTAGCAGCAATAGCACTACCACACCCAAAGGTCTTAAATTTAGCATCTTCAATAATTCCTGTTTCATCATCAACCTTGATTTGGAGTTTCATCACATCACCACATTCAGGCGCTCCGACAAGACCAGTACCAACGCTATTGTCAGTGGGATTAAGAGAACCCACATTTCGGGGATTTTCATAGTGATCGATAACCTTATCGTTATATGCCATTGTTACTCATCTCATTTTTTGTTCTTTTCTAACGACTCGTAGATTGGGTCAATTGTGTGATGGTCTGTGCTTTTCAAGAGAGCTCTTGATGATGCAAGACGATCAAGATTTTCGGGTGTTTGTGGAAACTCAATAATCTTTCCCGACTCAACACCCGACATTATTCCCAATCTCTTCTTTATCCAATCAATCATTACTTGATTGCTTTAAGCAAAGATGATGCAATCCCAACCTTTGATTGGTTCTTTTCAGAGTCAATAAATTTCTCCAACAAATCAACCAATGAATCCCTATCTTTCATTGACCATTTGTCCGCTTCGCCAACCTGTGTGCCCCACATTGCAATCACAACATCACAATTTTGTTTGTATTTGTTTGGATCTTGACCATTACTCTTATCATATTCATCATTGTTCCAAACAAAGAAACATTCCTTGTAATTCTTACCATCAGTAAAAAGTTTTGCAAACCCACTCGGCACATGAAGTTGTGAGTCACCAATCTTCTTTGGTCTATTGTTCCAGTATGCAATAGTGAGATTTTCTAAACGACCATACTTGACCGCCATCTCACGTTCATGTTTCTCCAATGCAATAAACTTGTAACGATTTGCAAATGGAGTTTGTGGTACAATATTCGCCATTGAGTATGTCGCTTTCTGATGTTTCTTATCCCAATCATGAGATGCATCAGAAGCTCCAAAGTGACCTCTATCATAACCAGTATTTGTATAATCTTTTGATGTTGTCCTGAACTCCTTCTTCACTCGTTTATCAGTAAAGAAAGGTGGACGTTTATCAATATCTTTTTCAACTGATTCACCTGTCACTTCTACATAAACAGCAGTAGGTGATTTCCTGTCGTGATTGTAACAAATGGTGAAAGTGTCAATCAAAATCTGATCACACTTTTCTTTTGTAAAGAATGACTTGAACATTCCAATTGACGATTTATTGATATCACCTTTTGTTACAAAATCAGATGCAAAACTCACACTACTCATTACCATGAATACCAAAGACCATAATATTAATTTCACTTTGTTACTCCTGCTGCCGCTGCTTCTGATTGTTGTTTCGCTTGATCCGCAGCATTCTTACCAGAAATAAAACCAGCAATAATACCTACGATACCAGTGATCGCCATAGATAGTAAGTTGATTACATCCTTACTTGGTTCTCTGTTTGTTTCCATTGCATTCATAAAGTCACCGATTGTGATGACGAACAACAAAACGATTGTTCCCAAACTCAATGACATTACTATCCAATCTTTGATTTCGCTTCTTGACACCTTTACCCCCTTTTAATGAATTAAACGGCTGCGACTTGTTCTTCGTCACAACCACACGGATTAATACTAGAACACTCACATGGATCGCAAGTGCAATTTAAACATTCACAACATTTATCGTCTTCTTCCATCTTAGTCCTTGCTCTTATTTCGGTTTCTTCTTCTCTCTACATCTTGTTTGCGTTTATCTTTGACAAGTCTTTTTGCAAACCTATCAATCACACTTTTTCTTTTTTTAACAATATCAGATATTCTACCACGTTCACCATAAGATAAATCAGAACGTGATTTATTCTTTAACTTTGGAAAAAATTTCTTGATTACCATATTAAGTGCCGCTTTCCTCGCACGACTATTTAATTTTTCTTTAGATGCAGCTTTCTTTAGTGCAATCTCTCTCTTACGAATAAAACCTGGGCGTTTTGCTTGGATTTTCATTCGCATTGCCATTTTTCTTCGTTGTGCAGGAGTAAGTGCTTCATCAAGTTCCTCTTCAACTTCGTATTCTTCACTTACACCACTTACACCCATACCTTTTGCAACTGCATCGTAGAGTTTCTTGCAATCTTTGTCTGACACACTTGCAGGAATTCCCATCTTGAAGACATCGTAGTTTCCATCTGCAACTGCGGCTCTCATCTTGGATGCAGACATTCCTTCTACACCCTCAGCATCTGGATCTCTTTCTCCAGCAGAAACCACTTTGATTTCGTCAAACTGATAGAATCCATGTTTGACATCTTCACCATTGTATCGGTTCAGGAGAGTATTGAAATCAGCAACCCTGTCACTTCCAACTACCATAACAACTCTTGAATATTTTTTCATGTCATGTAATTGAACGAGTGCTTCAAGTGCATTTCGTGCTTTTGATTTGATCATTGCAGAACGATGTTTTGGAAACATCAGTTTCATGAACATCATCTTCTGGTCATGACTCAAAGGGTTTTTCTTTTTGTCTTGTGAATGACTCATGAATACATAGTAATCACCTCTTTGTTTAGAGGCGGTATTCATCAACACTTTGAGAAGTTTTTCATGGCCGGTTGTTGGGGGGTTGAACCTGCCAAACGTGAATACCGCCGTTCCTCCCTTTTGTTCTTTTAAAAATTGATCGTAAGTTTTACTCATTTTGTCCAATTCTTTGCAGCATTAAAGTTAGCTCTTGAAAACTCAAGGCGGTCAACCAGTTTGACAGCATCACCCATTCGGTCAATTGCAACAAAACCCTCTGGTGCAGTCACACGATATCCATTGTCTGTGCGTATGAAAGTATCCATTGCACCTCTTGCTTTTTCAAGTTTGCGTATCACCATATTCTTGGCGTCCACCAACAAGTTCTGCATATCAAAGATGTTCTTGAAATTGACTCTATTCTTTGTGATGTAAGAAATCAACTCGTTCTTGTTCTTTGTCTTGATCTCTCTGTTCTTTTCTGTCTTAATCTTATCAATGTCTTTCTGCAACTTAGCATTGATATACTTTATCATCTCTCCTGTGTGTTTCGTTGTGTTTGAAATCTTTTGTCCTTCTCTGACCTTGACATTATTGAACGTCTTTACCAAGATGAGAAGGTTGTTGTCATTCATAAGTTCATTCATGAATGATGATTTCAGTTCACGAAACTTCTTACCAGCAGAAGATAGAACCTTTGTGATTGATGCAGTTTCTGCTTTGTTGAAATTGACTGTTCCAGAAGTGTCTCTGTAATCTGCATCTGTAAAATATACATCGTCCGTTTTTTTCAACCCACTTATATTCGCACCGAAAGTGGCACGCATATCTTCAAGTTTTTCTCCTGAGTAAGTGGTATGCCAGACAATACCCATTTTCGCTTTTTTAATCTTATTAGAACTTTCTTTTGGAACTGCGTATACGATTGTGTTGGGCTGGAAGGTGAGATACGATTTACCATCTATTGTCTCCGTTGACAAATCATCTTGTGTGAACAACATATCGCCTTGGAGAACATCTTTGATTCCTAACTTTGGTAGATACTTGAGTGCAACTTTGAGTTTGGAATTGAGTCCTGGCGATGAATGATTTGCATCAATGTCTGCATTTGTATAGTTGACTTTTGGATTCTTGTTGAAAACTCCCTTGGTTCCTACAAAAAACTTTCCGTTCTCTGGATTGATTCCTGCAAAAACAGCAGGAGCTCCATCCCATTTGACAGTCACGTTTACACTTGACTTTGTACTTCCTGCAAGCATATCCCTCAATGATTGAAGGAAATTGATTGCTGCCCGTGTTCCGTTGACTCCGTTGTTCAACACCTCATCTTCAAGGTGTTCTAAATGTAAGTTCTTGCCCTCTGCGCCTTCAGCAAGATACTCTGCGAATGTAATCATTCTTCTAATTTTTTGTTTTTGTAGGTAGGGATAACGATATAATTATTTATAAGATTACGAAACCATAGGTCCGTCATCTTCACCATTCTCTTCTATATCTTTTACGACTTGCATCAGAGCATATGCAAATTCTTCTTTATTTGAATAAACGAATCCATGTGGTGCATCTGAAGTTTGGAAGGTAGCGAGATTTCCAAAGTGATCCTCTATGACAAAATGGATCTCATCGCCTCTTGTGTGCATCGGTTCTGTGATTCCGATACAATGTAGATGCACACCCAACTCTGGGTGTGCGTAATATCCACCTATTTTAATATCTAATGCGTTCTTCTCATCACGGAAGTCCGCTAGGTTGACAACCTTTTTAGGATCTCCACTCTTTTTGCTCATTCTCTATTTGCCTAATCAGTTTGATTTCATCCTTCATTCGTTGTCTTTGTGCAGCTTCTCTTTTGAGTTTCTTTTTGAGAGAGGGTTTGACATAGTGAGATTTATCATTCACTGTCTTGATAATGCCTTCATTCAAAACTGCGGATTTGAAACGAGACAAGGCTCGGTTAATGTTCTCGTTTGGTTTTACACGAACAGATATCATAACGACTCCTTAAAGTTTTTAAATATTTTAATGATTTATAAGACCAGTATATCAAGACAGTAACGATATGTCAAGTCATTTAAAACGGAATAAGAACGAATAAACAAAACACGACTGTTCCATATGAGATAATCAAATCTTTCTTCATGCTAACCCCCATCTATTTCCCCTCATGATATTCTTTTCTCTCTGCTCTAGGTCAAACCTATCTTTTGCTTGAGAGAGATATTCATGAATAGATGAAAATGTAACATCCATTTTGAAAGTATCAAAAGTCAATGCTTGTTTTATTCTTGAGAGTAAGGTAACTTTCTTTCTCTTCGTTTGATAATTATGGAATGCTTCTTCAGCATCGGACAAGTTACGATATTCTGCTCGTAACCAAGGCTCAATTTGTGGATCATAATCTCTCACTTGTGCATAGAATGATTGTTCGTTTAAAGCATGGGAGTGTGGGTTGAACACTCTGTTCCTTTCTTTTTTTAGAGATTGAAGAAGAGGCACTCCCTTTTTGTGCCTCTCCTGTTGTCATAAAGACCATATACTTTATATATTCTAATCACTATTTTTGTGATTTATTAATCGGTGATGATTAAAATTTAGACACAAACTTTGCAATATGTTGAGCAAAAGGAAGGAATAAAACTGCCATGAAAAGATTCACACCAGTATGAACCATTGCGATATGTTTTGTGATACCTGTTGGCATTCCATCTGAAACGAGAAGTCCTGCAATCCATATCGTTCCAGTAGTTCCAATGTTAGCACCAAGGACTGCACCAATCGCAGCTGGTAAAGGTAATGCACCACCAGCAACCAGACCAATGATTGCAGTTGTTGATAGTGATGAAGATTGCCAAAGAAGAGTCATAATAATACCACCAAAAAACATATA